TCTGCCTCACGAAAGGACTTAGGACACTGGACACCGTAACCCCCGGAGGAACCGGCTGGCTTACCATCTTCTAAATTGAAGACGGTGATCTCTGGCCATTTTCGGTGAGATATCCCTTCTCACACGAAAATAAACTTTCTCTGTTTCGTCTATGACTAGACGTCGGGAATACGACAACAGATTCCTAAGATCTTTCTTAGGTACTTCCCTTTGCTGAAGCTTTTCATTAAGCCAACTTTTCCGCATGGAAATGTTGGCACGTTTGATGTAAAACATCAAACCATGGAAAAGCTTCACACCTGAGCAAGGTTTCAACCCCATTCCACCATGCTCTCGCAGACCAAAAAGAGGACGGCATTCCCGTCTGAATTTATACCAAGGTATAAACTTTTTGGTGAGCAACTGTGTTCTGAGTGTGCATGACTGCATACTCATAACATCGGGCTGCGACAGGCAGGAGAAAGGATACCTCTCAAGAGGTATCATCGTGCCTTGATCGAAGACGAATCCGGTTGAGTTCATGTTAGCAATGCTAGCATGGATGATAGTTTTCCTATCATTTAACAACAAACCGAATTCGTTGACACGCTTTCTCCACAGGACAAATTCCTCGTGACTTGCTCGGAAGATGATATCATCTCCGTTAATCCTCACCCTGCGGTTCGGGAAGACCGAACGGAACGCTGTATAATTGATTATACAGAGTAGGGGGAAGGACAGCAAGTTACCCATCATTTGTCCACGAGCTTGGGTGATACGTCGACCATCAGGATATTCGATGGTACGTGGATATGCCATGAGTAGAGATGCATTCAGCATCCACAATGGCATTTTTACGTATCGTTGGAGACTCCAGATGACCGCTTCCGTTAGCTCTAACGGGATGTAGTCTGTCGCAGACTCATAGTCACCGGAGATGAAGAGGGAGTTACACGGAGCGTCCGGATCTTCAAGTATCTCTTGCATGTCCTGTTGAGTAACAGGACGGTCCACAAGGAATTCCTTGTGTCGCGCAAGAGACTTTTGAAGATACGATTGAAGGCCATTCAAGGCCTTAGACTCCGCAAACTCCTTCGTAATTACCCGAATCTTTCCTTTATCCGGGACAGGAACAGCCTTTACGATTTGGTCAAATTCCGACAAACAATAATCCTCAGCACATGATGCAAGGATTGAGCCGTTAAGCTCAATCTGTTTGTTGGCAGCTTGACCAATCAACTCCTCGAAAGGAGAGAAAGGTATACGTTCCCTAGCCGGATAAGGCATAGATTTAAGACCAGGTTCTCGACGCCAAACGGCGTTAGCTGTGTCAAAGAAGGCCGATTTGTCGTTAACACGACGAGTAATGTGCTTCGAGTGATTGAATGCACTGATCGGCTTCGATTTCTTAAATAAGAAATCGACACAACTGTCTAGAACCTGGAATGATCCTTGGGGCACATCCTCGGGTAAGGATGAAAGGATGTCGGCGTGTTTGTCTAAAGCTTTCTGAACCTCATGTTTTG